GATTGGATAAAATTAACATTAGGACTGTTGCTGATGCTAAACGTGCTAAAGCTAAAAGATTAGGGTTGGCTAAATTTGCAGCCGCTAGAGCCAGCGGCGACAAGAAAGTTAAACTAATTGAATGTACAGCTGACTACAAAACTATTGCTAAACCAGATGTTGTATTTAGAATTATGACATTTGATCATATCCCACTTGCACCGGGTCGCAAAAAGACAACTAAAACAACTGCTGATGCTCATGAGAAAGTAAACTTCCCCCCGTATCAGCATTGGAAGTTTAATGATCAAGATGAATTAATCTGCGTTGGAAAATCGCATTGGAAAGGTCCGTTAGACACTGGCAAGTTCAGCAAAGATCACGGACGTATCACTGAAAACTTGGGCAAGATGTATATTAAATTGTCCGAACGCTATGCACAGCGTAGTAACTGGCGTGGTTATACCTATGTTGAAGAAATGCGGGGACAGGCTATTCTACAGCTAAGTCAAATTGGATTACAGTTTGATGAAAGTAAATCAGAAAACCCATTTGCTTATTATACAGCCGCAGTAACTAACAGCTTTACCCGGGTTCTTAATATAGAAAAGAAAAATCAAAACATACGTGATGACATGCTAGAATCACATGGATTAACTCCTAGCCTTACAAGACAAAATCAACAAGGATACGCAGTAGAAACCGCTCGCCAAGCTGAGTTGTATAAAAACTTCCGTATGCCTAAAAGTGAGGATGGCGATTTTGTTGAAGAAAACGAAGAAACAGAAACTTGACTTTTTCCAAAACGTCTGTTAAACTCGTAGCTAGGAGAATTATTAATGCCCTTATTTAAAAAGGTAGCGTGTTTTACAGACATACACTTTGGACTGAAGTCAAATTCAGGAACACATCTTAAAGATTGCGAAGAATTTGTAGACTGGTTTATTGCAGAAGCCCAAAAAGAAGGTTGCGAAACAGCAATCTTCTTAGGGGACTGGAGCCATAACCGTAATAGTCTCAATTTAATTACATTGGATACTAGTTTGCGCTGTTTAGAAAAGCTAGGTGCTGCTTTTGAACAGTTCTACTGGTTCCCAGGTAACCACGATTTGTTCTACAAGGACAAGCGAGACATCCATAGTAGTATGTTCGGACGCCATATACCCGGCGTGACTGTCGTAGACTCTGTCACTACTCTAAGCGATGTTACCCTTGTACCGTGGTTAGTCGGCGACGAGTGGAAGGCTATGAAACAGCTGACCAGCAAATATGTATTTGGTCACTTTGAACTGCCATTGTTCTATATGAATGCTATGGTGCAAATGCCTGATCATGGTGAGCTCAGAGCAGAAGACTTCGGCAAACCTGAATATGTTTTTAGTGGTCACTTCCATAAAAGACAAAGCCAAGGCAATGTACATTACATAGGTAATGCGTTTCCACATAACTTTGCAGATACGTGGGATGACGAACGAGGTATGATGATCCTTGAATGGGGCGGAGTACCAGAATATCGTAACTGGGAAGACTGTCCTAAGTTTAGGCACATTAAACTAAGCGAACTATTAGACCGCAAAGACGAGATCATGAAGTCTAAGATGCACTTTAAAGTTAATCTCGACATCGATATTAGCTATGAAGAAGCAAACTTCATTAAAGAAACGTTTACTAAAGAGCACGACATTCGAGAAATTAGTCTTATACAAGATAAAACCAACTTAGATGGTACAATTGACGACAACCCAGATCAACAATTTGAGAGTGTTGATCAAATTGTATCCGAACAATTAATTAATATCGAATCTGAACAGTTTGATAAGAAGATTTTACTTGATATCTATAACAATCTATAATGTTTAAACTCCGCAATATAACCGTAAAAAATTTCCTGTCAGTAGGAAATCAAACTCAAGCTGTAGACTTTGACAAAGAGCACCTCACGCTGGTGCTTGGATCTAACCTAGACCTAGGCGGAGATGATACAGGGTCACGCAATGGTACAGGTAAGACTACAATGATCAATGCATTGTCGTATGCGCTGTACGGACAAGCACTTACTAACATCAAAAAAGAGAATCTAATCAACAAAACTAACGGCAAAGCAATGCTGGTTACAGTTGAGTTTGAAAAGAACGGCGTTAATTATCGCATCGAGCGAGGCCGCAAACCTAATGTTCTTAAATTGTATGTTAATGATCAAGAATTAAAAGCAGAAGAAAAAGAAGACGAAGCTCAGGGCGATAGTAGAGAGACACAAAAAGTCATTGAACAGATGTTGGAGATGACTCATACAATGTTCAAACATTTAGTAGCTCTTAACACTTATACAGAACCGTTTCTGTCTATGAAGGCAGCAGAACAGCGTGAAGTCATTGAACAACTGTTGGGTATTACACTATTAAGTGAAAAAGCAGAAGCCTTAAAATTGCAGATCAAAGAAAGCAAAGATTTTATTCAAATTGAAACTGTTAGAATTGAAGCAATTAAGACTGCTAACGGTAATGTACAAAAAAGTATTGACAGTTTAAAAATTAAAAGTGCAGCATGGGCAAGTAAAAAAGAAACAGACATTGAAAACTTGGGTCGTGCTATGATGCGGCTCGAGAATGTTGACATTGAGTTTGAACTTGCGGCACATTTACAGGTAAAGACTTGGGCTGAGAACGATCTTAAAATTAAAAATCTTAACAAACAAAAAGCTACTCTAGAGTCAGCGTTAGGTCAAGCCGAAAAGACTGTTAAGAAGTACAGCAAAGACCTCGAAAGTCTAGCTGATAAAAAGTGTTATGCCTGCGAACAAGAGCTACACGATCACAAACACGAAGAAATGTCTGCTACTGCTAACAAGCATTTGTTGGAAGCGGCTGAGTACTTTGAAAAAGTTAGTACCAGTCTTAGTAAAATTATAAAAGAAGTTGCCGCTATTGGTGAGTTACCACACAAACCTCAAACATTTTATGATACAGAAGCAGAAGCATTGGGTCATAAAAACAACTTAGATGGTTTAGAAAAGAGTCTAACTGCTAAAATTGATGAACAAAATCCCTACGAAGAGCAGATCGAAGAATTAAATCATACTGCTATTCAAGAAATTAACTGGAATGAAGTTAATACATTGACTAAGTTAAAAGACCACCAGGAGTTCTTGCATAAGTTGTTGACTAACAAAGACTCGTTTATTCGTAAGAAAATCATAGATCAAAACTTGAGTTATTTAAACAAGCGCTTGAGCTACTATATCGATAAGCTAGGACTTCCGCATAGAGTAGTTTTTCAAAATGACCTCAATGTTGAGATTACTCAACTAGGACAAGATCTCGATTTTGATAATCTGAGTCGCGGAGAACGTAACAGATTAATCCTAAGTATGAGCTTTGCCTTCCGTGATGTATGGGAAGGATTGTATCAGAGTATTAATTTATTGTTTATTGACGAACTTGTAGACGCTGGAATGGATGCAGCCGGAGTAGAAAGTGCCCTAGCTGTCCTGAAAAAGATGGCCAGGGAGCGCAATAAGAATATATACTTAATATCGCACAAAGATGAACTTGTAGGTAGGGTAAACAACGTACTCCGAGTTATTAAAGAGAACGGTTTTACCAGTTACTCAAACGATGTAGACTATGTTGAATGAAGAGATAAACAAGTATAAGGATTTATATTCACAGTTAGTCAGTGCCTTTGCAGAACTACATAATCAAAATTTGATTTTTGTAAGGACTACAGGCAGGACTCCTGGGTATATATGTAGGAAACATCTTCGAGACGTTGAATTGCTGGCCAAGCAATTGAAAAAACAAAGTCAATTAGTATGTAAAGAAAACTTAGCAAACATAAAGCTAGAACGAAAACTTAAAAAAGAGGAAAAGAAAAATGTCAAACACAGTAGAACAACTAAAAAATCAATTTGAAGCATTCTTAGCAGAAGATTCAAAATTCACAGGTGGCAACAGTGCAGCCGGAACTCGCAGCCGCAAAGCTCTAGCAGAGTTAAGTAAGCTAGTAAAAGCAAGACGCAATGAGATCACAGAAGAAAAGAATGCTCGCAAGGAAGCTAAGACAGCAAAGTAATCAATGACTTGGTACCATAAAGGTTCTATAGTTACAGAACTGCCTGAAGATTGTGTGGGATTCGTTTATCTTATCTCATGCAATACTTCTGGCAGACTCTACATAGGCAAAAAGTTAGCAAAATTTAGTAAAACGACCTACAAGACTGTAAAGTTGAAGAACGGCACAAAGAAGAAAAAGAAGATCAGAAGCAAAATAAACAGCGACTGGCAAGAATATTATGGCTCAAATATAGAACTTAACAAAGACGTTGAGTTATTTGGCAAAGAAAATTTCACAAGAGAAATATTGCACTACTGTAAAAGCAAAGCAGAAACATCTTACATTGAGGCCCGCGAACAATTCGACCGCAAAGTATTAGAATCCGATGAATACTATAACGGACAAATTTCTGTCCGTGTCCATGGCTCTCACATTAAATCCAAAATTTAATTCAGTTTAAGCTCGCACAGGCTAATATCGTGTGCCGAACAGAAGAAACCTGGACCTAGGGTCGCAGGAATCCGCAGTCTTGCCGCTGAAGCAAGCACTTAACCACCATCCTTTACAGGACGAGGATCGCAAATTCGCCGCGGTTTGGTTATTTGAAACAAGAATTTAGGCAAAATGAAGGGTTAGAGACACCCTACGTTTGTATGTATGTTAGCGTATATATGCAAACCGCCGCTGGAATAAGACACTGCTCGTGGTACAGGCCAACCGCCACTGTAATGCAGTAACGCTAAGTGACATATGTTCGACTCGAATAATGTTTCTTTGCCCGGTCAGGGCAAAGTGTGACTGAACGATCTGAATAATATTAATTCTTTCTTTGAAAGAAACAATTGCTCTGAGTGTTAACGAAAGAGCAAATGAGCGTTAGCTCATTATAAATAACAAATACAATTAAATAATCATTATGGACTTTCGACAATTAACTGCTAGATTAGATCAAATAGAAAACTCTCCTAAGAAATCTATATTTGAAAGTATAGGGCAAGGAGATCAATACTTCCGTACTTGGGAAAGGGATATTCACCCTATACTATGTGAAGTTGCATTACAACCTGATCAAATTCAACAACTATTTAAAAGCATAGAAGCCGGTGCTGGCCGTAGTATGCTAGGTAAAGCTGGTGATGCAGTGGGTGCGGCCAAAGATAAGATCAGTGATGTGTGGTTTAATAAGTTTGGAGGTATGCTACAGAGCAGTTCTCCAGTTCAAGCATTTGATCAAAAGTTTGAAGAAATTAAAGCAAGTATTGCTGCAAAGAATCCTCAGTTAGCAGCCAAGTTAGCCAAGTACGGCAAGTTTGCTAAGAGCAATCCTAACCTACACAAGTTCTTGTTGGCCATTGCTGGTTCAGCCGCAGCCGCATTAGGTGTAGCAGTAGCAGGTGGTATTGGTGCAGGAGCACTAGCAGTTGGAACAGGAACAGGTATTGCCGTGGGTATTGTTAACATTGCTGACCGTTTACTACAAGGTCAAGCGGCATCAACTGCTGTTGGCCGTGGGGCAACCGCAGGAGCAGTTGCTGGTATTACAGCAGGTGCTATGGCAAAACTTGGCGGTTGGTTAGCAGGCCTGCGTGAAAAATCAATACCAATTGGAGACACAGGAATCGAAAAAGTTACTTACCAAGCTACAAGGACTATTAGAGGGCCCGGAATGGAAATGAGTGATATGGTTCAAGGATTTAATATTGCTGCTAATCCTGCAGAAGCAAGTGCAGTGCGAACTGCAATGAATGCAATTAAAAATGGTGACGTTTCAGCATTTAGGGATCTACAAGATGTTGCTAAAATAATAACCAGTAAAGAATATAAAGAAGGTATACAGGCTACAATTGGTGCAGCTAAACAAGTTGCGTTTAATAATGATAGTTTATTACAATGGATTAACGGGTTGACTCAGGTAGCAACAACAGCAGGTGGTGCTGTAGCTGGACAAGCAGCAGGTGCTACGGGTGAAAAGCCAGTAGCAGAATCACTAAACAGAAATCAACTCAACGAATTATTTGGAATCACGGGCAACAAGGTAGATGCTAATACATTAGAGAAAGCATGGAAGAAAGCAGGCAGTCCAATGGACAGCGAAGAAGTTGCCAAGATATTACAAAGTGCAGGTGTAGATCCTGCTGTAATTTCTAAAACTTATACAGACATGTTGTTGCCAGAACCGGCAGGAAAAATTAAACCAACGTTAGATGATCCAACAACAGGTTCGGTAAATACCAAAGATATGATGGATATGATTTTAAAATTAAATCCAGATGAGCAAAAACAAGTATTAGCATACTTAAAGAGATAATAGGAAATTATATGAATATCACCGAACTCGTAAGATCTATCAATACACCATATTACGAAACTGTGGCCAGTAGATTGCCAAGAGGGATCGAATCTCAGCAACACCTTTTAAATCTAGGGTACGTAATCACAGTCCAAGATTTAGGACTATCAAGAGCAAAAACCCTAGATGAATCTTTTGCCGTTAATTTAATTAATTCATATCACAGACAATGCATTAACGAAGGAGTTGGTTCCTTCTTAGGTAAGGCTGCTGGAAACGTTGTAGGAGCAGTGGGTGCCGCAGGCCGTGGAATAAAAAATGCATGGAATGATGCCAAACAGGGATATAAAGATGCTAAAACATCGTGGGATCCAAAAACAGGAGCTCCACCTGCAGGAGGAACAACACCTGCACCCGTGAACGGAACAACAGCAGTACCTCCACCTGCAAGTGGCGGGACAGAACCGGCACCGGCTGCACCGCCAAGTACTTACGCATCACCAGCTGCAAGCGG